TGGCGACCAAAGGCACGCAACAAATCAAGTGGTGCTTTAGGTATAGCACAACTCATGCCCGCAACTTGGAAGAACATTGGCATCAAGCCAACCCTCAATGGCAAACTTCAAGTAGATGCTGGCCTTGTTTATATTGAAAGACGATATGGCAAAAATGGTGGTATATGTAGGGCATACGCTCACCACCTTGCCAAGAACTGGTATTAAAATATGAAGCCTGAACACCATAAGATAATAGAACAAACCGAACTTGCTGGCAGGAAAGGCAATAAGGTAATGCGTTATGTTTTAAGATACAACTCTAAACTATTTGATAAGGGTGCATGTAAGGGTATAGATACCAGCGTGTTCTATCCTGTTCAAGATACATTTACAGTTTCAGAAGAACGGGTCATTGAACGCATGTGTATTGACTGCCCAGTTATGATGGCTTGCTTGGAGTGGGGCTTAGCCCATGAAAAATACGGCGTATGGGGTGGCACAACTCCAGCCAGAAGGAAAGCAATACGAACTAAGATTGGCTGGGTAGTTAGCGAACCCAAGATATGATAGGGTTTATTTAGTGCATCTACCTTTGCAAGGGGGAAGTGTAAGGGTAGATGCATTTAGAGAAACTCATCAGTTGTATTGTTAGTCCTTTCCAACTGGTGGGTTTCTTTATTTATCCAGACCCAATTCTTTAGCCAACATAAATACTTCATCACTTAAATCATCAAGAGTTCCGTCATTATAGATAACATGATTAAACATATAGTTATCCATTGCATGTTCTGAAGGGTGTCCATTAACTGCGCTGTGGTTGTGTCTATTGATGCGCCATATTGAACCGCCTAATTTCTTTATTGCCTCAGCCTCATTAGGAAATCTGACATCACTAATGACAACAAGACTGTTGCTATCTAAATCTTTTAACGCCATGTCAACCCAAAAGTCTGTGCCAAATTGTTTGCGACCAACCTCAGTGCCAAAGACTTGCAATAGTCTGCGAACCTCAGGGTTCTGCTTGGCTATATCCCAACCATAATCATCTACATATTCCGATAAACGCACAATGCTATCTAACTTAGGACTTAAGACATACAATGCTTGGCGCATTGGGTCTGCAAATGAAACTCTTTTGTAATCGTAATTAAGACATAACAATTCTGCAACTGTATCTTTACCGCTACGGGCGTAGCCACTTAGTCCTATTATCATTGTTGCTCCTTATCTTTCTTTTTGTATCTGCGGTTGTTCCATTGAGGTTGCTCTCCACCTATGCGGTCTTGCAGTTTAGTAAGGGCACGGGATACACGCTTACGCAATGCTTCATCGCTGATGGAATACTCTATTGCAAGGGCATCTACATCTGTGCCACCAGCAGAAAACCTACGCTGTAATAGCAACTGGTCTTGCTCGCTTAGTTTCTTAAGACCGAAAGATACATCAGACAACATTGCCTCGCGGTTCATGCCTTCATTAGGTTTGCTTGACTTCTGAATGAACTCATCTTTAGGTGCGGAAGATTGTGTCCAATGCTCATAGTCCCATACATCTTTAAGCAACTCTTGTAGTATTTCATGTGTGTAATAGAAAGCATCTGAAGGTGTGGACTTGGTGCGATGCGCTCTCTCTTTGGCAGCAAACTTCTGCGACTCATTATTAAAGGTGCGCTTAAGTTTAAATACTAAACTGTTCTGCCCATTCCATTCTTCTATCTTGTGCCAGTGTTCTAATGCCCAAAGGTTAAGGTGTTGGAATACATCATCAGCAGATACCAAGTTGCGATGTATACGCACACACCTAACAGCAGATAGCCGTGCTACTTTGTATACTTGTTCCCATAATTCTTCGGTTTCACTATTCATTCTTAAGTTTCCTCATCGCTGTTAATAAATCTTCTACTGTAATAAGGAAGCCTTTGCTTTTGTTGGGTGGTATATCGCAGGTAATTTCCCTGCCAAACTCTTTGATAGCGTGCTTAACATGTGATGTTGGCACCATAAGCACACCTTTCTCTAATACAAACGCCCAGTAATCTGCTTCAGTCACCATTATACCTGATGGCTCCCAAGATTTTGTCTTAAGAAACCAACATTCTACTTCTATGTATAAGTTGTTAGTGACCCACCATTTTCTGTCCCTCTTTACTTCTATTGTCTTGCCTTCGGTAAGTAGTTCCTCTACTAACTTCTCACCTTTTCTACCAAATCCAAAATCTAAATCAAATGATGAGTTTTTAGGACTCATTAACTACCTCATTAATCCAGTATTGTGGGAACTCTTTAGCGTTTACATACACAACTAAGTCACGCTCTTGAGTATCCCAACGCACATGGAACTGAGGTATTAAATTACCTAACTCACGGGCTGGAATAATTGATAGGCCATCAGCAAATCTAAAACAAATACGATGATATACCTCTGCGCCATCGGTGTATGGTGGGGCTATCAGCAACTGTTGTAGTTTATTAAATGGAAAGATTGCAGGCTTATCGCTTTCTGACTTAAGCCACTTAATTTCCATGTCGCCTATGTAGTTTTCTCTACCAGCACCATGTAGTTTTGTTATGTGATAGTCAGTAAAGTAAAAGCGTGGCGTGTCATAAAACTTCCACGGATACATCTCCGCAAGTTTTGTCGCCATTATCTTTTCCCGTTTACCATCGCCATAAACTTGGCGGATTGGTTCCAACTAAACACCTGCTCTCTTGCGTAATCCTTCTGCACCCTCGGTTAAATAAACATCATTAACATCTTGTCCCTCTGGCATAAAGACAGGGAACACATTGTCTAATTCTCTGCTTAAATGCTTAGCCATTTCTCTACCAGCATTGTCGCCATCGCACAATAGAATTATCTTGCTCCAATCAGCAAGCACTCGTGAGTAAAAAGATTTCCAGTTGTTTGCCCCTGGCAAACCAACAGCATTGAAGCCTGCTTGCGTAGCAATAACAGTATCTAGTTCACCCTCACATACAACAAGAAACTCTGCATCATTATTCAATGCGTTGATGTTATAGATATGGGTAGTAGCACCTGGACTAGACATATACTTTGGGCCAGTAGTATCCTGACTTAAGGCACGAAACCTAATGTCTATTGTTCCAGCAGGAGTTAAGTAAGGGATAGATAACTTTCCAGCGTATGGTTCATGTCCAATCTCAGGTTCTCTTACGAAGCCGAGGCGAAACATACGAGCCGTCTCCTCTGTTATACCTCTGCCCGTCAGATACGGAGTTATCTCCGCCAGATTTTTGGCGTAGTTCTCCGTTGCGTTGACCAGTAATTCTCTCTGCGATTTGCTTAGCCTCATTGAAACCAACTCCTTCTTTCTTCATTATGATTGAATAGACATCGCCTGCCATGTCGCAACCGAAGCATCTAAATCCACCGTTCTCTGTGTTGACACGAGCAGACTTAACTTTGTCACCGTGGAATGCACAACGCACTGTGACCCATCCTCTTTTGTCTTTAGGTATGTTGAATCCGTAATGCTCAAGGACCATCGTGATGTCATGTTTAGAGTTTTGCAATAGCATCACTTAGCCTTTGAACAACATAGGCTTCTTCAATTCCCTTGTTAGGGGCTTTGATAACTACCAATGGAGTTGGTGCCACCTTTAATCTTTTTGCTATTCTGTAATTCTCTGCTTCAATTAAAGCCTCACGAATCCAACCTGATAAATCTATCTTGCCATCTCGCCTTGGTGCCTTGGCTTCAATAACATACAAGTCATTAGGCGTAGGCAATGCAACATCACCAACATCATTGCGACCAGCACGAGGCAAACGCTGTGCGTTGTATCCTTTTTCCATTAACCAATCTGCAAGGTCAATCTCAAAGGCTGCACCCCTACGCTTATTGCTTTTCTGCAAACTCATCGGCTCTCCTTTGTGCATCTATTGCTGCAAACGACCAATACAATTTGTAATAACTTTCATCAAGTGCAAAGCGTTTCATGTGCTTTACTCTTGCACCAGTGTGAGCATGAACTTCTATGCCAGCCTTCTTTATGTTACGGAAAAACACTATGTCCTCACTAACAAACTTATCGCCTATGCCTTCCTTCTCTGCAAACAATGAATAGTCAGGAGATACCTCACGCAGTTTAGGAATGCAAGACTTATGCATAAGAGTTAAACCTAAGCCAGCACAATCTACTTGGATTATTTGATTATCAGGCAGTGGGTGAACATATTGAATTTGATGTTCGGAAACGCCAGGCTCAAGAAATATTGCAGGCATGGGCATCATAACTGACTTTTCATTTTCTTTAGATATGAAATAGATACCACAAACAATAGGTCTTGCAACCTTATCTGCTGTGTCCCATAGTTTCTTAAGAACATCAATGGTTAAAACTATGTCGCTATCTACCCATAGTAACCAATCAGTTTTAATATCATCAGCCCACTTATCAAACAAGGCTTGGCGTTGGCGACCTATCTGATTACCTTGAACTCTTAGTGCATTGTTTACCATAAAGCCATGAGCAGGTGCTTGCATAATTGTATAGACAAGACCTTCGGTAAACTTGCCGTCAGTCAAACCATTATCACACCAGCCAATAGATAATGTTTCTTTAGAACTGTGTGCCATCCATTTCCTTACTCTCGTCAATCACTGTTAATGCACCTTCACCCATTTGTTTAAAGCCTTCTGCAATGCTAACCAAGTTGGCTGCTATTTCCATTACACAATCTTCGCCATGGTTCTCTTGCAAATGCTTAGCAAACTGGTGAACATAATCTGCAAACTGCATACCCTCTAACCAAATAGTATTTGGGTCATAGATTTGTTTGACTGCATCATCAATCTGTTCTATGACATCAGGTAACTCAGAGATTATCGCCTCCTGCATTTCCTTCGGAACTTTCATCTTCTTTAATATCTTTTTCATTTTCTCTGGTGTAAGTGATGATTCCTCCGTCAAGGTAAGAATTGTATTCTTCCTCCGTAAGGTCAAGGAACTGACCAGTCTCTTTATTTTTCCAAAC